ACCAAGACCATACCGTTCACGGAATTTGATGGTCCGGATATCGCGATTCGGATCGTCCCATTCCTCATTCGTGACGTCTTCGTCAATGACGATGATACCAAGTTCATTGGTATCTGCCATGATGATGTTCGTCTTCGCTGCAGTGGCGCCAGAGGCAGCCGTGTAGCTTAAGAAAGGAGAAACGATGATCCGCAAAGGTGACGGAAACATGTTCGGAACATTAGCGTACGTTGTTGCGGCATAAGGAGCAGACGCAACCGGCCCAACGTTGATCCCACCTTGATACCAGGATTTCGCAGCACCAGGCTGACCCTGCATAGGACCAAACATCGGTCCGCCGTTAGCAAAACCGAAGGCACGCAAGATCGGGTCACGAGCGAACAGTAACCAGCCGAGCGGACTCATCAATAATGCATTCGGGACGAACCCTTTTGAAACAATCTTCGAATACATGACAAGTAAGTCATCGAGCGTGATAGTCCCGTTTCCGGTACCGTCAGAAGCGCGACCTGATGTCTTTTTAGCAACGAGGTTGTTATCAAACGTAACATTACCTTCGTTGTTAATCATGTTGAAGATTTTTGTTTCTTTATGACGAGCTAACGCACGACCCGCTGCGCGGATGTGCATCGACATAACGTCATATTGCGAATAACGAAGCATTTCATCAGTGATCTTTACCTTGACACCAGACTTACCGATGAAGGCAGTGACGGTACCCGCAACTTCTAACTTGCGTTCCGGGTATTCCCCACCTTCCGGGATATCCTCAGCCGTGAAAGCGCCAGCGGCCGGGAATGTGATCTGCTGTCCGGCAGAAAACCTGATTGTGTGCAATAAGCTAGTACCGATTAACAAGGGCTCGATTGCTTCTTTCACGATATTGGAAACAACTTTACCAATAAGGATTGAGGCATCGGGGGTCGAAAGGGCGTCACACAGTTCTTTGAATCCGATCTTCTGATCCTTTTTTGTAGGATCATATTGATCTGCTTGATTCTCGAAACCATTGTTCGTCCAGATCTTCTCTGCATTTTCATATTTATCTTGGAGTTTTGCATCCGAGAAATATTTGCGAGAAGGAGCGTCTTTCGAACCGATTTTGTCGAACACCTTGGCAGCTACGGTGCTAACTAATTCGTCCGTAATTTCAATTTTCTGATCTGCCATGTGATTTATTCTCCTTAGATAGATGCTCTTCCTGGTAACACTATGCTACCATGAGCTGGATTAATAATTTAGTACCGTACGCGCTTGCGTTGTCATAGTCATAGAGATGTTGCGGAACACCTGCAGTATCAGAACCAGACAAGCCAAGGCCGGGGACGGTCTGAACTTTATCTAAGTTATCAACTGCTGCAATAGCTTTACGCTGAATACAACGACCGACGATCTGAGTAACGTCATGAACGCCATTCTTCCAAAGACAGAACCCACCAGTTGTAGTCGATTGGACGAGATCTCCAACATTGACTTGACCGGATGCGTCAACAGCTGTCTTAACAGGAATTTCGATCATGTAGTCACAAAGAACGGCGACTTTGTCCTGAATCTGATAGTTCGTATATTTCGTTAAACCCGTCGGATTGGCTGAATCAAACCCGGCATTAATGTTCTGGAAATAGTCATACGGCGCGACACCGATAGGCTTATTCCCTGCCATTTTTGCAGACGTAGATTTTGCAGCTGCAACGTAACTGTCATGCCCATTGGCATCTAAGTCAACGGTCATTCCAACGTCATTTGCAGTGTAAGTCAAGGTCTGAGAAGATCCACCGTTTGCGTTCACGATGTCACCGCTAGCATCAACGGAGACGATCGTACCGGCAGTAATAACAACCCAATCGTTCAAATACTTATCTTGATATTGAACCGGGAGATATTGAGCCGGGCGAAGTTCAAGCGCCGGGCGAACACCATCCGAGATCTCAAGAAAAGAACGAGTAAGTCCGCTATTACGTTCGTAACCTCTAGGAATTCTGGCTGAAGCCATTTTTTGTTCCTCCTTTAGAATGTTTGTTACTACTTAGATTTAGGGAAAAGACGTGTTAGAGTATCATTCTTGCCCTCGCGGACTTTTTTCTTATCTTCCATGACTTCATTGGTCATATCAGATTGAGAAATAGAAGGATTCTCTACGTCTTGCCCAGCAAATCCAGCAGTTAGAGCATTTTCCTGCTCCAAAAGTAAATCCTTGATTTGATCCTTGAGAGAGTCTATACTCCTCTGAGCGAACTCCTCAACCTTTTTGTCGCGGGCGTCTGGGGTCGAAACACCAACAACATCGGGTTTGCGAAGCGTCTTCTTTAGATCATACAATCTCTCTGCTACCATTCGATGAAGCTCTGAATTGATCTTCACGTTCTCATCCAAAACTTTCTTGTTTGAGTCTTCTAACTCTTGCACCTTCGAAGTAAGGTCGGCAGAATCGCCCGGATCTTCACCGGTCGGACTAAGATTACCGGCTCCATGCTTAACTCCACCTTTCTTACCTTTTCCTTTATTTTCAGGATCTTCCTCGGGAACGGGGGCGCCTTTCTTTGCTTTCTTTTTATCTTCGTCCTCCTCTTCCTCTTCCTCTTTTTTCTCTTCTTTCTTCTTTTTATCTTCCTCTTCTTCCTCTTCTTTTTTGGGTTCTTTCTTTTTCTTCTCTTCTTCCTCTTCGGCTTCTTTTTTCTTCTTAGCATCTTCAATGTCTTGCTGAGCCTTAAGGGAATCTTCTTCCATTTTTTTCATTTTGGTTTCGCAATCCTTGACAGCCTCTTCGCATTCTTTCTTCGCTTTATCAAGGGCTTCATTAACAAGTTCTTTGACCGAATCTAAATCCTTTAATTGGTCTTTGGTTAAGTCTGTAAGTTTCACATCTTCCTCCTTATTAATTGTCCTTGCCTTATTAGACTTGTCTAATAGATATGTTACAATATCGTCACTTTCTTCGGCCTCAGAATCAAGAAGAACATATAAGTTTTCTCCACTTCCGAGATCAGATAAAACTTTCTCTGAATCATTGTTCGCATACACACTAATTTCTGCGGAATCCTTATGTTCAGAGATGATTGCCTCTTTAACACCTGCGTATTCGTCAGCTGGAATATTAACGAATGATACTTCTCTGTATGAAAGGTCACCGGTTGTCATATAAGCCAATTTTCCCTCATACTTAGTGCCTGGCATATGTTCACATGGACCATCTCCGCCACTCCAATCTGTCCCGCAGATTGAGCAAGTGCAATGGTCTGTTGACATTCTTACAGATACCGTCTCATAACGTCCGTCCAAAATCTTTTTAATAGCGTCCGGATCGGTTATTTTAACGGTAAGACGCTGATAACCATACCCCTCGCTCTCGCGGAGGATCGGTTTGTAGTCTGTATCAGTCATTCCCTTGTCTGTCTTGAAATATTTCGCAGAGATAACTCTCCCAACCGGATCTTTGGTGTCGTCATGATTCGTAAGAACAGGCTTCTTATACGGAGAAGTCCATGTCCTTATCCCTTTTCTCATTGAATCAGGAGGATATATCCTGTTGTTAATGAGAGTACCAGAGTGAGTTGCATTAACTTCGCAAATCAAACTGTATCCATCCTTAACTTCTTCCTTCGAATCCTTCATCATAACTTCTTTCTTGGAGGAATCGACTTTGAATGTTATCGGAAATGTGTCAAAAAGCTCTAGGTGCTTAGGCATACGTTTTTTCTCCATCTAGCTTATCCCGTTTCTACGATGCTATCTTGTTTCCCTTGTTTTGGGGAAGGTTCTTTTTAAGACCGTTGCTCCCATATCTCTTGGTTAAGTCCTTTTGCACAGCCTTGAAATACGGTGTACCCAAACTCTTTTCTTTGGTTGGATCATACGGACCTATACCAGCTCCGCCTTGCCCCATAGGGGCGCCATTTTGAATATCAGACATTATGTTTCCTCCTGTTCAATTACAACTTTTTCTGCCAAGTCTTCTAATTTAAACCTCAAAGATTCAAATACTCCGGAGATCTTATATACGAGGTCTCCTTTAACATCTGTACTAGAAACATTCCTGCAAAGTAAGTCTCCTAGGTCATTAAAGATATCCTTCATCCCATTGTCTAGTCTGGAATGATCTATATTCATACCTGCGGTCTGTTTGTTTATGCTGTCATATGTTATGTTAACTATTGGGCGAAGTTTCTCTGAACTAATTCCCTTCCAATTCTCTAAGTCATTTACCATATCAACAATGTCTAGCTTTGTAAGATGCCAAGAGTGGTCTAGCAATGACGCTAGTTTTTCGTAATCTTTCTTAGCAGCAGTCTTAGCTGGCTTTGTACCGTGTTGATTGGTCGGTTTATTCCTGTTGTTTGTTGATTTCCCCGCCTTCTTAGACACACTTCTAGTCGTGTTCTTTGACAGAACCGATGCCTTCCCAACGCCTTTTGCTTCGGCGATCTGGACAGCCGCTTCTGATTCAAACTCAACTAATGGAGCCTGTACTCTTTCAAAGTACATATCTTCTCTCTGGTTTTCTCCGATAGGATCCCTAGATATCTCTTCTCGCATCTCAGTTTCAGTCATTGCATGATGTTCGTATTTGAATACAGAGTGGTTCTGAACTTTTAGCATGAAGTCTATATCTATCTCTCGGAATTTTATCTTAACAAAACTGTCTTCTCTCTCGTCAATTACGAACCCGCCCTCGAGAAGCAGCTCTTTAAACATATACTCATTTATAAAATTCTCTATAACATCCTGGAAATCCTTACATCTATCTGCCATTGACTTATCGAGAGTTGTTGCAGTAGCTCTATTTGATGTATCTCCTCTTCCGAGAGCAACATCTGAAATCCCTAACCCAGCAAGCACTCGCCTCTCGAAGTATTTCAAATAATCAGAGGCATCTAACGCTTTCCCTTCAGCCCCGAGATTCCTGATTTCATGTCTCTCCGGAGTGACAATGCTACCTTCCGTTGGCATTCTCTCTATTTGCTCCTTGATTACGTCAACTTCCGACGTGCCATCCTCATATATCTCAGCTGGAGCATTTTCTGTTCCAACTATGTATTGGTATAAAGGAAAGAGATGTTGAGATAGGAGCATTTCAATATTCTCTTCCATTCTACGAAGAGATCTAATGTCATCAAGCACTGGCACTATGTACGGAGTCCCAAACGCAAATCCCTCTTTTTTGTCATAATATATGTGGATTATGTTTTCAGGGATAAACTGAGGCATTATCGGATTGCCTGGAACTCTTTGCCAATACTTTAATACCTGGCCATGAAAATCTCTCTTGATTCTTATAGATGTAGGATCCATCGGGAAATACGCAGCTACCGGAGGAAGTGATGTCCCTGATATTCTAGTAATTTGCATCCCGCTCGATCTCTTAAAGTCTCGAACCTTTACAAGGAAAGCGTTGGAATAGGCTATAAGATTTTGAGCTGTACTACGAAGAATCATGTCAAATGTTAATCCAGACACTTCTGCTATCTCTCTTAAGCGCCTCTTGATATACATCGTTGCTTCTTCATCTCTGGAAGTTATATCGTATCCTTCCTTGAGACATAACTCAACGTGTTTGTTGAATGCCTGTCTTACGTAGCACTCGATGTCCATTACTTTTGATATTTCCCCTAAATTGTATTCAGCTACCTGGAAGGATGTTCTGCTTTGGGTCGGGCCCAAAACACCATAAGCAACCCCGGCATTCGCTACCTTAGATGCTATTACTGGTTTTTTCTTATTAAAATTGATCTTGGTTTTGTCGGCAAAAACGTTGCTTATTGAAAATAAGTTCATTTAGACTCTCCCCTGGATTGTTGGGCCAATACTTCGAACCACTCGACTGGATCTAGCATGTCATCAATAGTTACGTTCTTTCTACAATCGTCTAGCCTTCTGGAAATAGCAACCTGTTCTTCCTGTGTTATTTGTGTTGTAACTCTTTGCGCAGCTGCAGTATCTCCAGCCGCAATACTAGCCTCTATTGACGCCTGTTGTTCTTGAGAAATAAAGCTGTTATATATGTTTGGACTCTCGTCGGTTGGATAGGTGTAATCTGAATCCTCGCTCCCGAGATACGTATCAATCAGCTTCTGAACATCATTCGATTGTGGCGTGTTATTTACACTACAAGTGGCTGCTAGCTCCACTACCGCTATAATCGTATCTATTATCTGAAGTGCTTTATTTATCCACTTATTTTCTTTTGCCTGGAATATCTTTGCATCCTTGTATATCTTTTGCATTTCTATATCTTTATATATCTCCATGAGCAATTCACTAAAGAAATTCTCTGCATTTCTGATTGCTTCTGATATATAGTAGTTTAATAGTTGCTTTATTGGAAGACATTCAAATAATTTGTTTAACTTTCCTTTGTCGGAATTGTTTATCCATTTTTTCAGTGGATCGACTATCCTATGTATAATCTGATGCACAATCGACATAAGCTGATTCATTATCAGCCCGCGCATAAAATTATTAAACAAATCCTTGAGTGAGTTCTTCAGGTCATTAAAATCAAGGTTCATTCCGAACTTTAAAAATCCAAGTATCGTTTTTATGGCATACAGAGTCTTGGCGTTTATGTTTATGATAAACTTAGTAAAACAGCAAAGAAGGTCGGCTGGCCACCTACTGCCAAGAACATCGTTTAACTTATTAAAGAAATCATTCTCTGTTCCAATGAACTTATCGGTTAGTCCAGAAATAAGACTGTCTGGAGTAACAACTCTTTGTCCGTTAAACAGATTGGCTATTGAACCTTCTTCTACTCCAAAATGTCCGCCAACTAGGTTCCATAAGCCCTGGAATCCTTCAATTTGTAACTTATCGAACTCTATATCTGGTTTAAATGACCAAGGGATATCTTTGGAATCAGTAAACCCGCTTAGATAATTATCTGAATATGTTACAACCTGCCGCAGATCATAGTCGTGATCATTCCACGATGTAATGCTATCTATATATTTACTTACGCCACTGCTATCTTTGCCTGCATATTTGGCATATCCAGCGTAGATCCTGTCTTGCACTAGCTGTGAGTTTGACTGTGCATCACTACTTGAATTATCAATAATGTCTAAAACATCAAGGTTTCTTACTCCAGCGTTTGCCTGCTCAATCAGGCTCTTATATAATTCGTAGGATATGTACTCTCCACCGCTCGAAGGATCTAACCTTAACACAGCCTCGTATACGGATGGATCCGTTACTTTATTTACTGGTATTCTTCGTCCAGCGCTCTCTGAATCGATTCTATCTGATAGCTTATTAGCCTTCTTTAATAAATCAGCAAGTATCTTCCTATATTTTTCAACGTCTGGAGGCGCAGTGTCTATAACTGACTGATTGACGAAATTATTAGAGAGAGCTTCCTTCCTCTCTTTCAGCCATTCTATCTGTGCTTTATACCCTATTTTTGATGCGTCATCTTTATTGAGAGCCATTTTTACCTTTTATTAATTTGGGGTGCGCCGTTAGCAACAAGATGGGGGGGATGGCTCGTCACTAACGTTTCTCCAGGAAAGGAGACGGATAAAGATCCTGCGCACCTAAAAATTTGCCCTTCCACTTGGTGTTGAATTTCTGGACCTGCTAAGTTTGCTGGCTGAAGAGAGTTGCTTCCTTCCCTCAACCTTCCTATCCTTAGCTCTTATGAAATCCAATGTGTTTCTCGCTGTCGTTTCTTGGAACATTGTCTTCCCAAACCATCTTGGGCTCACAGCTAATCTTTCTCTTTTCTCACTGTCAATCTTCCCCCTGCTTAGCTGATAATCACTACTTACTTTCTCTCCGAACTTACCAGCTATAGATATTGAAGCTGTCCTGTTTTGCTTATTGATATCACTAAATTCCATGGTTGCGGCAAGGATAGAAAGCATCCAGGCTGCTATTGCGTGGTCATTCTCGTCGCTGTATACAGGTTGCCCAAGCGCAGTGGTTCTAATGACAGTGTAATCTCTTATCTGGCCAACGAGTCCATTTTTTATATCCTCTGAGTCTGGAAATATTATTTGCCCATCTTCCATTCTCCGAGCGGCCAAATTTACCATGAATGGTTTCATGTGCTTCTTTGTCATTTGCTTCGACACAGGATCTCGGATTTCCATCTTATCTCCGAAATAAATACCCTTAACCTTATTCGCCAGTCCAGTTAGTGGATTCTCTATCCCATACTTCCTGAGCATCTCTATTTGCGTGTGACCATAACCCTGGTCAACATATATGTACTCGGGATTCCACTTCTCGTTCAACTCAATAATCTCTTCGCATGATCTAACTTGAGTGAATTCTTCTTGAGTTATAACTTTCTTTGCTACAGTCTTAAAGGCCCCCTTGCCTCCATTAAGATTCTTATTCCATTCTGTAACAATGATGCAAGTTCCATTCCCGGCAGTGTTCCAGTCAACACCTATTGTGTAGAGCGAATCTGGGTTCCTTCTGACTTTATCAATGTCATAGTCCTGAAGACATGCATCAACAAACTTTTTAAGGAATACACCTTCCGCAATATCCCCAAAGTCAGCCTCAAACTCGTGCTTATAACCGGTGTCAGAGTATTGTGCTCTTTCGAGTCTCTCTGTTTGCAAGCTCCACGACGGAGAAACGCTTGATGGAAAATGGAATTCTTTGTACCCCAACTCGTTGTCAGTGCAGAACCTCCAGAACATGTCCCTCTTACCGGTCGGAGTAGAAGAAGCCCATATGTGAACGTCTGGTCTCGATGCTTGAATAGCAAGGATAACTTCAAAGTCGCTTCCACTGAGGTAGTCAGCCTCGTCGATAAGAATCATGTGAGCATCTTGCCCGCGGATACCAGTCGACTTACTTCCAGTTCTTGTACCCGCCGTGAACCCTAAGATCCTAGATCCGTTGTATAGCTCTACTCGATATGGATTCTTCGTGTTTCTCTTTATTGAAGACTTGAGTGAATCACTCTTTCCGAGAAAAGTATCGAGTTTGTCAAAGATCAATCCAACCTGATTTTTGTATGGCGCGATTACGAGCACTGACACGTTCTCGTGAGTATATGCATAATGTATCATATTGATACATATTGCTTCTGTTTTTCCGGCTCGACGACCAATCCGACTTACTTTACGGAATGCTGAACATTTAAGCATCTCGTCCTGATACCACCGAGCGTTCCAATCCAATTCAGTCTTTGTCCAGAGAACTGGGTTGTAGAGGAAGTTTGCGAACGCAACATCATCATCTCCCATGAGCTTCTTTGCTGCATCGCTAATTTCCATCTCATCATGGATAAGACTACATATCTGAAGATCAGATCCGCCAACCTTGTCCCTAAGGTATACTTTCCCACCTTTCAGATACCATTGGCTTGCGTGATTCTTCAGACACCTCTGACAGATCGGATTAATTTCTTTTTTACTCATTATATAGCCTTAGAAATGGTTGGGTGAAGGAGGCTCTGACGGTCCACTGAGGATTTTATTTTTCATATTTGACCCGGCTCTCACCCTAACACCCATTATTTATTATATCTCAAACCCATTAACAGTCATATATCCTGAACATGCTCCATAGCTATCATATTTTAAGACGTTATTCGGCGCTGACGACGGATACGGTTTTTTAAACGG